TATCGGTTAGATCGCCGGTGGCCTCCCAAATCGTGTGTGGCCCGGTGTTGTCGACCATCCTCAACCCGTCGCCCTTGACTACGTGCCCTCGGGTGCTGTTGCGCCCGTTGTCCATCATCATGCGCCATGCGGCTGTTAGGACTCGCTGGCTCCACATCAGGATGCGAGGCAGCCCGATGCCCCAAACGGAATTGGTGACCTGGGTCCACTGAAAGAAGTCGTAGGGAAGATCGCCGGTGTCCAGCAGGTTGAGCACGGCTTTGATTGGCCGGTCATTGACAAATACCACGCAGGCGGACACGCCGCCCTTTGCTTCGCCGCAGTCGCATCCGAGCACGGCCAGATCATCCGTGGTCAAATCCCCATGGTATGTCCACATCTCATAGGATTGATGCTCTCCGACGATGCTCTCGATCTTGAGGCGCTCTGCCGATGCCGTTGCGGTTGTCCGTACCGGGTCCTCGTCCAGGACACGGGCAATCTGATCGTTGAGGTATCCCGTGACGCCCATCAGCCGGCGCAGATCCCGGGGGAGTATGTATTCCCGCTCCCAAATATATCCGGCCTTGCGGATATCGTCGCCGCATTCCGGATCCGGAAACACGTTCCAGGGATCCACGCGCTTGGAGTAGGGTACATGCTCCTCCACTACCTCCAGGGCATGAACGCCATCGTTACCGCGCTTCCAGATCTTCCTGAGGTTCTTGATGACGCCAGGACCTTTGACGATCCCCGTGCCCAGTCGAACCGCGTCTTTCAGGATCTTGCGGCATTCGCCGTTGAATCCGCATTCGGTCAACTGGTCGTCAATTTCGTCCTCCATGCCCTTCATGCGCTCCTGGGCGGTGGCAATGTCGTGGTGCGCCAGGTCGGCCATCGTGACCTGTTTGCCGTCCTTCATGACCGGTTGGCCCTGGTTGACCACGGGGGTTTTGTCCTTGGCTTGTGCTGCCAGTTCGGGGACAGGGGTTGTTTTCAGGCCCCAGTTCTTGTCATCGACTGGGAGCTGGATATCGGCGAAACGTCCCTCGGTCTGCTCGCACTTGGGCCGGATGATGTTCATGAGTACCCGGGATCTCGTCGTGCGCTTGTCCTTGCTCGGGCTGAGTTTCCCGGTGGCATAGTCGATCATGGCGCCCTTGCCCGATGAGTCCAGGCCATCAAACGCGGCCTCGTCCTCTCGCCAACGTCGCTCAACCCCGGATGCTGCCCGGTGTTTGATCGCCTCGTCCCTGCGGCTCAAGATCGTGCTTGCCAGCGCGTCCACACGCTCGTTCGGTTCTTCGCCCTGCTGCTGCGGTAAAATCATTCCAGATCCCTCAAATAAAAAACCCCGGCTGATCCGTAGATCAAGCGGGGCTTGTGGTTGCTACAAATTTTTATGCGTTATCGGCTTCTCGTTGGATTAAACCCAGGCCCAATTGCGGCCGGTTCGGATCTTGCTAACCGTGCCAATATGTACTCCAAACTTTTCGGCAAAATGTTTTAAGGGAGCCTTGCTCTGTTTTATTTCCACAACCTGCGCTTTAGACAGCCTCGCACCTGCCTGCCTTTCGCCACGCGCAGACCGGCCTTTATCAACCATGTCGCGAGAGTTGTCGGCGGGTGACCCCAAAAACAAGTGCGCCGGGTTCACACACGCTCTGTTGTCGCATGTGTGCAAAACAGACAGACCATCGGGGATAGCCCCAATAAAAGCTTCATAAGCCGCCCTGTGGGCGCTCACGCGCTTTCCGCCAGAACGGCCATTTTTGATTCTTATCTCTCCATACCCATTAGAGCCAACGGCCCCTTCCCACTCCCAACAACCATTTGAATTGATGGTTATTTTCTGTAAAATCCTGCTGCGTAAAGACCCGCCAACGCCCCTTTTCGCGTTGTGCCCCTGCACAAACCGATTCCTGCACATCTCCCCGCATCCGCATTCACATAAGGGCATTTAGCGCTCCTTTCATCAATTCCGGTATCAACAGGGCGAAAATCCACACATATCCAATCACTTCATCCAGCACTTCCGGCGACAATCCGGATTGCCATTGCCCTGGGATATCGATTTGAGCCTTCCGGACTGCCTCGCAGGCATACCGGAGCGAATCAATGACGTGGTTATCCTTGTCCGCCAGGATCGGCGTGACCTCCCCAGTCAGTGGATCGACCTTGAAAGAATAGTTCTCCAGTTCAATCTTGGTATGAACGCACCGCGGATGAACCACGATCTCGAAGGATTTCAAGAACTCGATCCCATCATAAATGCTCCCTTTGCCCTTGGCCGACTTCATGATCTTGGGAAACCCGTGCCGCTTCATGTAGCTGATCGTTTCGGGCCTCGCGTTGTCTGCCCGGATCGGCCATTTGCGGGAATCTGGAACCGTGTCGAACAGGTCCGGCGTCTGATCGATCTCGCACCCGACCATGTGGGCTTCATAATCAATGTACAATCTATGCCCGTCAAGCCGCGCCCGGATCAAAACGGTAGGATTTACAGAGAATCCCCAGTCAGCGCCGAATCGGTAAATGCCGCCAGCAGGGGATTCGAACTCCTCGACAATCCAGTTGTTGAATACACGGGCCTGTGAATTCTGCTGGTAGTCGCCTTCCCAAACATGCTTGTGTTTGTCCGGATCGCGCTTCTTATCGTATTCCATCTCCTTTCGGAGAACGTCCGGAAACCACGGGTTATCAGACCAGTTCGCTTGGACGACAACCGCATCGGGAGGCGCATTTTCCCCCCGAAGCAGGGCGTCGACCGGATCTTTTTTCGAGTAGGGATTCCAGGAGAACCACAATTCGGACCCCGGCTTGCGGATCGTCGGGCGCAGCAGGTCGAGGGATCTCTGAGAGAGAGACTGGGCTTCTTCGACCCAGGCAATGTCATAGTCCTCCAGCGACTTGATCGATTCCGCGGTATGATTCTGCATTCCCTCGAAGATGATCTGGCCACCGCCCGGCGTTTTGATTTTGGCGTCCTGGATGGTGAACGCTTTCCCGAGCCCGTACTTTTCAATCGTGTTCTCAATCAGCTTTTTTACCGACTGATTGAGGGTTTTCTGGATCTCACGAATGCAGACCGCATTCAGCCCTCCAGAGGAAGCCCGGCGAAGCGCCTCCTCGACCAACATACCGGCAAAAAACCAGCTTTTACCGGACCCCCGGCCCCCATATGCTCCCTTGTATCGTGCCGGTTGCAGCAGAGGCGCGAAAACATCGGCGGTCTTGATCCGCAGCTTATTCTCCATCGGACTCCCCTGGGCGAACAATCACTCTCTCGATCACCTGGGGCAACTCCGGACTGTTCCCCTCGGTTTCATCCAGGTTAAACGCCTGCCGTTCGAGTTGTATTCGCCTCTGTGCTGCTGCCGATAGTGCATTGTATGCGCTGGCCCGATCGGTGACAGCAATGCCGACCTCTCGCTCTATGATCTCGCCCCTGTACTGCGTGATATAAAGTTTCGTCGGGGGGTTGACCGGATTCCCGAGTTCTGCCAAAAGCATCTGCTCGACACGTTGCAGGTTTCGAATGTCTTTCCGGTGACTTCGTACCACGTCCGCGCCAAGAGCGGCGGCCTCTTTCACCGCTTTGGTTTCGTCCACGTTGCCGCCAACCGTACTTAACAGATCAATTCGTACCTGTTTCCGTACCTCGCCTGTAAGATCCCGCGCTATTCCGCGGGTTTTCATGCGCTTTCGGACAGCACCTTCCGTGCAACCCAGGCACTTGGCAATTTCGCAGACAGACAGTTGCCCGGCTCTCAGCATCATGTCCCCGCGTTCCCAATCGACCCGCGCCTTCCGTTGCAATTTATTGACCTTCGCCATCAGGTCCTCTGCTGGTTTTCAGGGCCATACGGAAACAGGCCGAAATCTTTATACTCGTCCATCTTGTGAATCCGCTGGCCCTTGTTCGAATCCAGGACCAGCACACCGTCTTTCAGGGATAGGATCTCAGTGAACTTGTGGGTCCGGACAGTCTCGGGCTCAGACTTTTCGATGTAAACGACATATCCGATCATACCGCGCCTTCCTCCATCTCAGGGTAAACCTCGGCCTCTACCTCGTCGCGTACTGCCTCGGGAGTTGTTCCCTCCAGTGTCGTCCGCGCGATCTCCAGGGCCTCGTTGATGTCGCCGGCAGGATTCTCCCCCTGGTCCGTTTCAACCGTGATCGTCCCGTCCTGGAGGTTCTTAACGATCACCACCACGAGTTCCTGCGTTTCCTGCTCCGGCGCTTCCTGCGCTCCCAGGTCGATCTGTGTCGGGTCTGCTGCCATATTCTCGGGCATTGTTCTCTCCATCTGTTTGATTTTTAAAATTGGGCTTGATTGCGAATAGTCGGTTGAGCCTGGTCATGGGGTGATTGTCGATACACCGAATCAGCCGGTCCTCGTAGGCTTCCTTCCGAATGTGTATGTTGTTCCCCCTCATGGCCTCCAAATAAAAAACCCGCTCCAGGGTTTCCCCTGGGCGGGTTGTCGGTTGCCCGGTTTGCCGGGCTATTTATTTGCCATTGCGGCTAAAAATCCACTCTACCCGCCTAAATACGGGTATTTCTGGCCGTTGTCAACGTTTTAGTTGCAAACACCGCTTCCCTGCTGGATGGAGTTTTTTTTTCATTGGTACCGATTTGTCGTCTGCACCCCCCGAAAACCCGGTTTTCGGGCATTTCGGCCACTGTATTTATTTTTTTGATTTCGGCTGGTTGTATTGCGGTAAATTATTTTTATTTTATTGTGGTTTTCGCTTGACATCATTATCATCATTATATATATTGTAATCATGATGAGGGACGAAAATGAAAACAACCAACAAAAAAGGGGAACGAAATGAAAACTTATGAAATCACACAGGACGGAGCCGGGACTTACGAAATCGAAGCCGAAACAGCGGGAGAGGCTCTCCGCGAAATGGCCGAGGGAATCGTTGACACCACGGAAGATTGGGAAATCCAATTTTTCACCACCAACAGAGAGGATGCAATTGACAGGGCAATGCGA